TGATATTGAGCGGTTGGCCCATAAATACATTTAGCAAGTCATCCCGTTCGGCGTTAGGTATTTCTGGGCTGGCAATGGGAAAAGTTATCTGTCTAAAGGCAAATTGAGGATATGCGCGGATAAGTAGATAGAAGGCTGCCTGAGCCTCGGCATCCCCTTGGTTGCGTAGTGTGGTGTCTATAGTCGTTGCCAATTGCCCATAAAGATTGATAGACGCTTCATCGCTATCTGTAGTGCTTTGATTGCCTTTCGAGCCATAAGCAATAGTTATTGAATTTCTTACATCTCCAGCTCGCTTTAAGATTGATAGCGCTGGTCCAATTGCATCGTTTCCATCTAAATCCACATACCCATTAGTTGCTAAATAAGTTGATCTATGAGTTGAGTCTGCATAACCGATTCGGCCTTGCGCATCCTCGTAAAGATAACCAAGGCCGCTAGTCGCAAATCTAGAAGCTAGGTTATAAACTGTGTCATTTAAGTTACTCTCAGAGTGCAGCTCAAAATCTCCTGGAGTGTCAATTTCTCCCAGTCCGGTATTTTCTGCATCCTGCCATTGAACTAACGGATTATAGCCGTTCCAAGTTTCGGCGGCTGGAACTTCATTCCATTGACTTAATAATACTGTGCTAAGTAATTCGAGAATTCGGTCCCCATCAAATTGGTGAGGAAAGTTGCCTACATATACTGCTCGACTTAATCTTGCTAAAGCTCCTACTGCGACTATTTTAATTTCTTGGCTGGTAGCTGTTGAGCCCGAATATCTAACTGTTATGCCTAAATCTGTAATAAACCCACCAAATAAATTTACGAAAGTAGCGCTGGAATCTTGCACTTCGATAGTTACTGCATCGTTAATCTCAAAGGGGACTGATGCTTCAGCAGTCTCAATAAGTGTCAGGTTGCAATATCCAGCAATTGGCTGAGAGTAAATATCGGTGCGACCAGAGGTAATAGTTAAGCCGCTAAGTGTTGCGCCAGTAACTGTTGATCCATTTACCTTAACGCGATAGACAGGATTCCAGATACTCATAAGACTAGTTGGCTACCCCCGCCACCCGTTCTGGCTTGAGTCTGATTTAGCGCCAAGATAACTGCTCTAGTAAATCCTTCTTCATCTATGGCTGATGGGGCATTAACATTGACAATAACATTGCCGCGTTCTTCGCCGCGTCTAGCTGCTGCTACATCAAAGCTAGAAGGGATGGCATTACCGCTTGGCGTTTTGATTATTGGGGCTGAAGCAACTGCAGGTGCATTATTAGATCTAGTAGTGCCTGCTGGACTTGCACTCTCAGTAATCGCAGGTGCTCCTGTTGTTTTCGGTATAGATGCGCCTGTTGTAAAGCCACTAGGCAAACTTGCACTTGGAACTGTATTGCCACCAGTGCCAGCAATATTCGCGGATACCTGTCCGGTATCATTACGCCGAGCCAAAGCATTACCAGCCGCTAAAACTGCCGCTGCGCCTGCAGTAGCTCCAACGCCTAAAAGTGGATTTAAAGCAAAAGCACTTGCAATACCAGCAACTATAGCAGAGGCTTTAAGAGCATTATAAGCTTTTATCAATGTGTTTATTAACGCAATTGTGGCAACCACTCCTGCCTGAATTTTACTAACGACAAACATAGTTGTAAGTATTGCAGCGGTCGCAATTGCTACTTCTTTTAATTCGACAACGATATCAAAAACTTTACGAACTCGAGAGCCCCATTTTTCAGCACTTCTTTCTGTTTCTGTAAGGCTTTCCTTCAAACCATCTCGACCAGTCAAACCAGATATAAATGACGATAAAGCAGGAACTAAAACTTCTTTGGTGAATGTTGCCAGTTCCTGTATAACGGGCAAAAGTGCTTCTCCAAGTTGTGCTTTTGCATCTTCAACGGATGCAGCAATTTGTCTTTGTGAGTTAGCCAAGCCGTCTGATGTCCTAGCAAAATCACCTTGAGCCAAATTGGTTTGTTCTAAAATTACCTTTTGTGCAGCTAATACCTTTTGTTGAGCGGTCAAAGCCCCAGTGCCTGAATAAATACCTAATTCAAGGGCTGCTGCTCTTAGTGTCGCATCATCTAACAAAACACCATAACGGCGTAAAGGTTCTGCTTCACCGCGTAAAGCAGCCCCTATTGCATTAATCGCATCCTCTGGAGTTGTGTTATTAAATGATGCAAGATCAGATGCTAGTGATACAAAATCAGAAGAAAAATCGACCAAAGCTTCGCCAGATAAACCAGCGGCTTTGCCAAAAATAGCAAAGTTAGCTGCAGCATCAAGAGCTTGTTGCTTTGATTGGCCTAAATTGGTTGCAGCAGTGGCGGCAAACTTATCAATCTCTTTTGCACTATCTCCAAAAATGACGCCAATTTTTGCGACTGTTTCTTCCATATCGGAAGCAGCGCCTATTGCATCTTTGGTAAATTTGACCGCCATTGCAGTAGCAGCTGCACCCATAGCGGCAAAAGCTAGGCCGACTTTGCGATTAATCGAATCAATTTTTTCTCCAAAAGATTCGCTTTCTTTTTTACCTTTATTTAATCCATCAATTAGGTTTTTTGTTTCCGCTAAAAGACTTAGTTTAAGGGTTCTATCACCAGCCATTATTTACCCCAAATCTTTAATATATCGGCAAACTTTTGTTCCCATTTTTTTACTAATTCAGGCTGAAGTGCGCGAAGGGTTGGGTATATGAACCACCCTCGACTACCCTTACCAAATCGACCAGAATAAGTCGGAAACTGATTGAGCCTTCTAACTCTGCCGTCTTTTCGTAGTTTGATTGATGAGCCAAATTCAAAGCCCGCCCATAGACTTCTGGTCGAGCCTCCCCCTGAAAAACGCTGGCGCGCAAAGCCGTAGGATAGCTGACCAATTTTTGAGGTTCGCGAGATGGATACTCCCTCAACGATTCTTCTGGCTGCTTTGTTGTTAAATGTGCGGGCAGCGCCTGCGCTTTTAATCTTGCCAGCAGTAAATTTAGACAACTCGTAACCAGTCTCAGCTGCAACTTTTGTAGCTTCAGCATCCATAGCCTTAAAAGCTTTGAGTAATTGGGATAAGTCTTTACGATCATAAGCTAGCCCCTGTTCGTAACTCACTTGCCCTCCAAAATCTCTGCTGCGGTTGCTATATCGTCCGCATCATCCCAATATTGCATCGGAATACCAGTCTGGATTGCTAACTCGACTAGAGTTCTGCGGATGCTTCCAGGCTTGTGGCTTTTGGGTCGGATAGTCCAGTCGATACATCTGCAACTGTTTCCATCCAAATCTCAAAAGGCTTTACTGGTTTGCCAGCCGATTCGCGCTTATGCGCGTTGTATGCAAGAAACATCAAATCCCATATGCCGATTACCTCTTGGGCTTTCGACAAAGTGTGACCAGTCTGCTTCTCCCACTTAGCCCACTCAGGCGGTTGCGCAATATAAGTTGCACTCTCGCCTGAGTTATATTCAATTGTTATTGGTAATTTCATAGCTCCCGATGCTCCGATCTCTTAGCTAAAGCTTTCTGCTGGTTGTCCAATTACTGTCATTGTCCAAGTGTCAGTTAGCGCTCCTGGTGCTGCGCCTCCTGCTGTTGGAAATATTGGCAGAACTTGGAATGTAAAAGTTGCGCCAGATGCGGCTGTAAATACTGTTGAGATTCCAGTATTAGGCGCTGATTCTGCTACGCCCCAAATAATTTCAAATAGAGAGCCAGTCGCTCCCCAATCCTGCAATAGTTCAAGTGTAAAAGTCCATTGCTTATCTACGGACTTATAAGCGCGACCATCAAGGGTTTGATAAGTCTCAATAATTGTTTCGCAGCTTAAAACTGCAGAAGTGGTTTGAGCATCGAAGTTGTTACCACCAATGGTAAAACTAACATCGCGCCCAGTTATTACTGTTGTTGGCATTTAGGTCTCCTATGCGGTTTGCTCGTAGCGGACGCTCAAGCGTATATCTGAAACTAACAGGGTAGTAGTTCCTACTTCAGTTACCGATGGTCTTTCGACTGTCGATAATTCATACTTGGAAGCGTTTAACTTTCCAAGAATACTCATAACTAATTGCTCTAAGTTATCCAGAGCAGCGGCGTTGCTGAAATACGCAA